ATTTGAAGATACGTTTCCTATATTAACTATATCACTTAAACCCTGTTGTTCTAATACACCTATTCTAATCGCATTCGAAGACAGATCAGTTTCCAAAACGCCGACTCTACTAGCATTCGAAGACAGATCAGTTTCCAAAACACTCACTCTGCCTGCGTTCGAAGACATATCAGTTTCCAAAACACCCACTCTACTAGCATTCGAAGACATATCAGTTTCCAAAACACTCACTCTGCTTGCGTTCGAAGACATGTCAGTTTCCAAAACGCCGACTCTAGAAGCATTCGAAGACATATCAGTTTCCAAAACACTTATTCTAGATACATTTGAGATCATATCTGTTTCGAGGGCAATACCCGTGAGTGTAGTACCATCACCCCTATATTCGTCCGCCGTCACGTTGCCGTACACGTGTACGTTAATCGCATTCGATGTATCTGGGATCAACTCCGAATCGTTCGGTGAACTGAGTGTGTGTGAAATGATAAATTCGTTGCTCGCACCTCTGTAACCAAATGCGACGTTTGAGTCGCCTTGGTACACGAGGACGATGAGACCGGTGTCCAACGAAGAACTCGTGTTATTCGCTCCGAGTGCGAGTATTGGATCTTCCACTAATAAGTTTTGAGTGGACAAATATGTGGTATTTCCACGAACTTCCAAGTTTCCATAAAAGAGTGAGTCTCCAGATACCGTGAGACCACCCGTAAACGTCGCATCGTCACCGTAGAAATCAACACCCGTGATATCATCATCAGCGAGGATTTCGCCCGCGACGTGGAGCATCTTTTGTGGCGTAGGTGTGTTTATACCTACGCTTCCAGAGGTGATGAGTGAAAGTGCATTAGACATTGTTATCGTCTGGTCGGTAGAATTACCGTATTCGGTCACGTGCTGAAGGGAAATATTCGATATAGCACCGCCATCACCGGTGATTATTCCAGTAAACACCGGGTTATTGATGTTTGATTTAAGCGCAATTTCGTTTCGTAGCGTCACAGTATTTGCGGCCATTTCACCTCTCAAAGTGGTCACATTCGACTGTAAGTCAGACCTTAGCGTCACTGTATTCGCAGCCATCTCACCCCTCAATATGGTCACATTGGATTGAAGGTCATTCCGAAGAGTCACCGTGTTCGCAGCCATTTCACCTCTCAAAGCAGTTACATTAGATTGAAGGTCGCTTCGAAGAGCCAATGTATTCGCAGTCATTTCACTTCTCATGGTATTTTGGCTAATCGTGATGTTCGACTGTAAGTCATCTCGAAGAGCCAATGTATTCGCAGTCATTTCACTTCTCATGGTATTTTGGCTAATCGCGATGTTCGACTGTAAGTCGGCTCTGAGTGTCACTGTATTCGCAGCCATTTCACCTCTCAAAACATTTGCATTTGATTGAATATCATCTCGAAGAGTCACTGTATTCGCGGCCATTTCACCTCTCAAAACATTTGCATTTGATTGAATATCATCTCGAAGAGTCAATGTATTCGCGGCCATTTCACCTCTCAAAACATTTGCATTTGATTGAATATCATCTCGAAGAGTCAATGTATTCGCGGCCATTTCGTCCCTTATAACCGTCAAGTTCGCGTCGAGATCAGTATCTTGGATAACATTTGATAAGAAGGAACCATCTCCTATGAAGCTATTCGCAGTTACGTCACCATACACGCGCATTTGAATGAGATTGGACGCATCGGGTGTGATGGTTGTGTCTGAAGCTGAGTTTTGTGTATAACCTATAATGTATTCATTACTGGATTCTATATAAGACGCTGTGACGTTTGAACCTGGTCTAGTCATGATGATACCCAAATCAAATACAAAATCGCTATCCGTGTTATTTTCACCCAATTCGACAATCGCATCCTTTACGCGAAGATTCTCACTTGAAATTGCGGTTGTTTCTCCAATTACGGTGAGGTTTCCTTCTACGTATACGTCGCCACCAACCGAAAGTTCATGTTGTGGATTTGTATTGGCTATACCGACATTAGACGTGGTCACAAACCCCGTTGTGTTGTTCGTAAATTGTACGGTTTCCGTGGTAGAATTGCCCTCGAATGTTAATCCCTGAAGTGTCAATGGCGTCCCACTATCCACAACTTCATTATTTGTAATATCATAACACATTGCATTGGAATTCATGGCCTCGTTTACACGGATTGGCGCCAGGTAAAATCCTTCCTGTGACGCCTCTATCACATTCGACGATGCATTAATTATTATGGTGTTTACAGCTTGTTCGTTTGGAACATGCTTACCTATCCTGACCCTCTCGGATCTATCGATAGTGCTAAGGTTTTTCACCATTTATATTAGAGGTCATTTTAATTTAACATACAACGGTCCACCCAGATTTTTTGTATACACACAACGCATCTTTTTCTGTATCATATACCATGAGACCTATCGCAGGGTTCTTTATGTCTTTTAGTGCAGATGTTTTCATTCGAGGTGGAAGAAACCCACATGTATTCGATTCAAATGTAGCTATCGCAGAAGGATGACCTTTATTTGTTCCCACGGCTAATTTTCCATTACCATCTATGGTCGCACGCGGGGTCATTTTACCATCGGTATCCCTGGTTTTAAAAACAATACCACCCGTATTACCCGCAGTCGTACCATTATTCGATTTAGTATACGCATTTATTTCGGCAAAAGAATCCATTGTGAGTGACTTTATCTCACCCAGTCTCGATGTACGGATTGGAACACCTTCCACATGAAATCCATGCGCTGTGACACTTCCATGGGTTTTTATAGAAGTCTTGGTTTCGTTACAACACGAAAGCACGTGTGAAAGTGAAATATTTGAGATGAGTGCGCCATCTCCTTCGAGTGGTGCGGATTCTAATGTAGACAAACGAGTTCGTAATTCTGGGAGATCGGATACACCTTCGAGTGTGTTTTCACATTGTTCCACACGAGTCTCAATTGGATCTATTTTCGTAAGTTCTGAATATACGTATTCGAATTTAGTGATTTCTTCTTTTATTGGATCGATATCACCCAATTTTGTTATTTTATTTTCAATGACACCAATTCTGTTTTCATTGGAGTGTATAATTGGAACGACCTCTTTTGTTTCATGAATGATAGGTGTTTGTTCGTCTATGAGCGCGACTCTTTCTTCTATTTCAGTGACCCGTGGCTCCACGGATGAAATCCGTTCGTTATGCGATACACTCGATTCTTCGAGTGTATCTAGTCTTTTTTCGCATACACCTATGCTCGGTAAACGTTTTTCTATTGTGATAACCCGTGGTTCCATGGATGAAATTCGTTCGTTGTGGGATACACTCGATTCTTCAAGTGGGTCAAATCGTTTTATGTGTTCATCCAATTTTAAGTTTGTCTTCTTGATAGAACGTTCTAGGGTGGGTTTTACTTTCTCGAGTGGATCAAATCGTGGTATATGTTTTTCCAATTCGGATATACGAGCGTTGGATTGTTCAAGATCCACACTTTTAGAAACACCCGTAAGCGTCGTGCCATCTCCATAAAACTGAGATGCGATCATTTTTCCATCAGAATGTATGTTACCTTTAGAGTGAACACTCTTGTCTACGTATATAGAACGACCTATGTGCGCATCCTTTCTTACCTTCAATTCATTAAATGTAGGTGAATATCCATCAAAATCTTCTATTTGGCCAACCGTTATATTAGACAAAAGCCCACCATCCGCTTGTAATTTATCGCGAACATATAGATTCTCTACCACATCGCCTATGTCAACGTGTAAGTCGTATTGTACATTTGATAATAGACCGCCATCACCCACGAACTGCGAAGCTTTTACCGTTCCATCAAATGTGGTGTTTTTATTGACGTGTAACGCACCATCGGATTTATCGTGTATCATTCGTATCCCATGAATATCAACACCCACATTTTCATTTTCGGGGCAACCCTCTCCTATTGATAAAATGGGTGTATACACGTGGTCCTCATTAAGAGTTGTCATGTTTACAACTTCTAGGTTCTTGACCTGTAAATCGTCGATTTTTAGTGGTGTTCCACCAATTTCGACGACTTCTTTCGTGATCGTATCATACGCAAGTAAGTTCGATGCATTTGCATTACGTATAGGACTTATGTATAATCCGCTGTGTTTGATATCACGAATCTTGCTTTCTGAAGCATTAAACACAATGGAATTTTTAGGTTGTTCGGAGTCCGACAATCTCCCTAACCGAACCATGTCGGTGGGTTGATTTATACCGGAGTTCTTTACCATTTAATATACCATTGTATTTTAATTTGCGTATAGTAAACCTGCCATGCCGTTTTCAACGCGTAATATGTTGTAATTGACCGCATAAATTGGGTCTGTTATATTCATGCTTTCACTCATAATCTTTGCTGAGTCTAACCTACTAAAATTTAGCGTACCTGTGGGCTGTAGAGAGCTTGTGAGAAGACAGAAGCAATACAAAAAGAAATCTGGGGAAGTCACATAGTTTGTGTGATAATAAGCCATTACGTCTATATAATGTGTTTTCGCCCATTTATAATTACCTATATCAAGTCCATTTATATTTAGCTTTACTTTGTTTGATATAGAAGTAAGTGCACCATTTGAAGTTGTGTCTGTGCATGCCAGGTATTTCACGGGATGGTTAAATATCAATTCCTGATCCTGTTCTCCGGATGGAATATTTTTTTGAACTTGTGTGATGAGCATTTCGTGATTTCTGGATACTATATTACCGCGTTCTTCGTTGTCCAAGTAATAATAATTTGCGTATACTTCGTAATTGTAACTCATCACATTTTTCCAATAAAATCTCAATTCAACTTCGTGATAATGTAATGCAACTAATGGCAAAGCTGATTGTGGACCTTCACAGAAGAAGAACCTAAGGGGGTAAAAATACGATTTAGAGTTGATACCCGGGTGTGGACCATTGGAACTCTTAGAAACGTTCTGTGCGAATGTATCAATTGCGATTTTTTCGGTAAATACAGAATCTTGTGAATCTACCATGTGACCACCTATGTATAATTCGACTTTGTCTATAATTTGTGTCCAATCGGATGGATCGACAGCTTCGGTTCCATCATCTACTGCTATGTACACGTGCCCGAGCATGTCACCCGTTTTTTCAAATTTAATTGACGTCATGGAATCATTTGATACGTTACCGCGCATCAATTGCTTTTCCACGGATTGCGAAAAATTTGAATGTCGTTTAAATGTCGATGAGAAAAATGATATCTCTGGGTCACCCATGATGTGTTTATCTTGGGCACCAACCGCGATGAGTTGTACGACTCCCGTCGACATTTATAATAACGAAAGGTTAAAAATATATCTATCTTACGCCCTGATTAAATAAATGGTAAATTCTTATTCTTGCACACAAATTTGAAAATCATAAAGTTGTCTATGGCGCTATTTATAGTGGCACCATCTTCATCTCTGAGTGTACACGTGAGACGGTCGAGTTTTCTTATGGGTGTGGTGTATTGTGATTCAACATCATAATCATCTTTGAAAATGATTGGATTTGAACCAGACTGAATTATAGTACCAAATCCCCTGTTAAGGTTCGACATAGACGCCTGCCCACCGAACACGTTTGTTGTTCGCTGTGAGTAATTCGTGTTGAGTTCATCTACCGAAACGTGGCACACATTAGAAGAAGGTGCGTCGATCCGCGCGGCTATGAGCTTCGCGTGAACTATATTTTCAAGTGACTGCGTAAGGTGAACCGTAAATGTATTTTTGCTAGATTGACCAATGGTATCGACCGTTATGGTGTGATACTCGTAATCAAAATCAGGCACAGCTGGACGAGTTGTATTCACCGTATTCATTACTTATAAGTTAGATTAAAGATCCGCCAATTCCACCAATAATCTTCGCATCGGCGCTGTCCTTGACGAATTTTTGGTCACCGCAAATTCCACCTGGTGTCAAAGCCTTGGTGTAGTACGCAGATTCTGGGGATCCTGGGGCACACTCAATCTTGTGCTCCAGGTCAAAGATGGAAGTAGGTCCAGCTTCTTCGGACGTCTCGAGGTTGACTGGTCTGGGCTGGTACATGCTTCTGCGTGGTCTCAACATCATGATAACACACAACAAGAGGAAAACCACGGCGATCGCCTTGAGGGTATTTCGGTTCGTGGAGTTAAGCTTCATTTATTATGTAGCCAATATTTTTTATATTAAGTGCGTTAAAGAAATTGGATTAGTTTCAAAGTACAGAGTAATGGACGGTGAAATTACACTTGACCGAAGTCGTGGGAATGTACTGAAGCTTGACGATAATGAACAAGCTCTCATGGACGAAATAGAAATAGAAGTTCCACGTCCTCGTACGTCTCTACCAAAACCCACTGTGTATAAACCTGTCGCTCGACCCCCACCCATGGAAAGTGCCATGCAGGAAGACATAGATGCCTTTGCGAATCCAACGAAGCAGTCTGCACCACCACAGTATCAGGAAGACCCTGTTGACTATGGCGAATATGACCAAGAGGAAGAACAGCAGCCATATATCCAAGGTGACTATGCCATACAAGAAGAAGAGAGACCATCGCCTGGATACAAGTCCATAGACGAAGAAAAGGCGGATCTGGTAAACAAGCTCGGTCGTCTTGAAAAGAAGGGATTCACTGTAAACAAACGACTTAACGCATATTCTGGCATTGACGATTTACGAACGGAGGTGAGGAGAATTACCTATAGTATAGATGTTGAGAAGTCTATTAAATTCTCTCGTAGAATGCTTATTGCGTGTTGTACAGGATTAGAGTTCCTTAACAAGAAATACAATCCATTCGAAATCCAGCTCGATGGATGGTCGGAGAATGTGATGGAATCGGTGGATGATTACGATGAAGTGTTCGAGGAACTTTACGTTAAGTATAGGTCTAAGGTTGCGGTCGCTCCAGAAATAAAACTCATTATGATGCTTGGTGGTTCTGCGATGATGTTCCACTTGACGAACAGTATGTTCAAATCTGTGATGCCTAATATGAATGATATTTTGAAGCAAAATCCAGGACTTGTGCAAAACATGGTTGACGCCGTGAAGAACACGACACCTAGAAACACGGAGGCTCCAGCGGGCGAACAACCAAGTGAGGAAAGATACGAAATGAAGGGACCCGGGGTTGACATTTCGAGCTTGATGGGCAATATCATGATGCCTCCGGTTCCTCCCATGTCGACTACCGCACCACAGCCAATTCCAAACATTGACCCAGACGATGACGATGATGCGATCTCCGATATTGTCGATGCACCAGAAGACGTCGAAGAAGATACCGATGTGAAGGAGGTGAAGGTGTCTACCACGAAGGGTAAACGTGGTCGTAAGAAGAAGTCCGTCGAAATAAATTTGTAGATATAGTATAAATGATAGGGTACTGTCCCATCGAGGAAGAGCCACCAGTGCGGCTTCCTCCCCGGGTACGCGGGCCTCCCCGGAAACCCGAGGCGGATAAAAGGAGAGAGGACACAGAAACGAACTATGTCGTTTTGTTCTTTATCGCGGGCGTTCTTACACTCGCCGCGATGGATTCTGTTAAAAAGTAAA